TCTGCAACCGGGACGTATTTGCTGTCGTACTGGACTAATGGTACGAATACCTATGTAGTCAACTCAGGAGCACTAGCTTGAGCGTCCTACCAGTAGGGTTTGGCTCGTCGCTTGGCGGCTATCAGATTGAGCGCAGTCTCAGGTTCAATAGCGCAGACTCAGCATATCTGAACAGAACTCCAGCGAGTGCCGGGAATCTTAGAACATGGACTTGGAGTGCGTGGGTTAAACGAAGCAAATTGGGCGACTCTGTTGTTCGATTGTTTAATGCGCAGGATTCGGGAAGTCCGTTTTTACAAACATCCCTACGATTTGATACAGACCAACTGCGGTTTTATAACGATGCAAATAGTACAGCAGATGTAAAGTCATCAGCGGTTTATCGTGACGCATCAGCGTGGTATCACATTGTTTGTGCAATAGATACTACACAGGCAACTGCTGCAAACAGGGTAAAACTTTATGTTAATGGCTCTCAAGTAACTGCGCTTGCAACTGCTACATATCCAAACCAAAACACAGATATGTACGTTAATGCGGCAAGAGCACATCAAATTGGTTCAAGCATAACCCCATCACAATTCTTTGATGGTTACATGACCGAAACCTACTTCATTGACGGTCAAGCCCTAACGCCCTCCTCATTCGGTGAAACTGATTCTGCCACAGGTGTATGGAAGCCCAAGGCTTACTCTGGCACATACGGCACTAACGGGTTCTACCTAAAGTTTGCAGACAACTCCAACACCACGGCTGCAACGCTAGGCAAGGACAGTTCAGGCAACGGTAACAACTGGACACCTAACAACTTCTCGGTGACTGCTGGCTCCGGTAATGACTCGCTAGTAGATTCACCTACGTCATACGGTACAGACACAGGTGTTGGTGGTGAGGTGCGTGGGAATTACGCTACTTGGAATCCATTAGAGAACGGCTCTGCAACTTTTGTTCAGGGCAATCTAAGAACAACAACCAGCACAACATCTGGCAAAAGAAGCGTTGGTTCTACTGTTTTGGTAAGCAGCGGTTCTTGGTATTGTGAAGTTGAGTGTGTTACCAATGGTTCTAGTTCTGCGGCAATAGGTATAGCAAATACATCATTTGTTATTGGTAGTGAGATTGGCGCTAATTGTTACGCTTACTACAATGACGGAATGAAGATAATTAATGGTTCTTATTCTGCTTATGGTGCAAGTTATACTAATGGAGACATCATTGGAATTGCCTTTAATGCTGATAGTGGAACGTTAACTTTTTATAAAAACGGGTCAAGTCAGGGCGCAATTTCATCTATTCCTGCTGGTACATATCGAATTGCGGTTGCTGGAAACTCAAGCGTAACTGCATCAACATTTGAAGCCAACTTCGGTCAACGTGCCTTTGCCTACACAGCCCCCTCTGGCTTTAAGGCATTGTGTACAACTAATCTGCCTACGCCGACCATCGGTGCTACTAGCACTACATTGGCTGGAAAGTATTTCAATCCAATAATTTATACAGGTACAGGATCTGTAAGGTCTTTAACGGGAGTTGGATTTCAGCCTGATTTAGTGTGGATAAAAGGCAGAAGTCAGGCTACTGGTCACGGGTTATTTAATAGTGTCATAGGAGCAACCAAAGGTCTTTCATCAAATAGCAATGCCGCACAATTTACAGATGCAAACAGTTTAACTGCATTTAATTCTGACGGATTCTCTCTTGGAACAGACGCTACTAACAACTTTGTAAATGTAAATACACAAACTTATGTTGCATGGAACTGGAACGCTGGCGGCTCTAACGCCACAAACACAGCAGGAAGTATAACCAGTACAGTAAGAGCAAACACAACTTCTGGATTTAGTGTAGTAAGTTTTAATGCTGGCTCGGCTGGAAACAAGACAGTAGGTCACGGCCTTGGCGCATCACTTAATTTGTGGATAGTAAAATCTTTATCAACCGTTAACAATTCTTGGTCTGTTGGTTCATCTGCCCTTGCTACTCCAGCATCTAATTATCTTGTATTAAACGGAACTGCAGCTTCAACATCAGATACTAGACTTTGGGCTAATGCTGCGCCAACATCAACAGTATTTTCTTTTGAGTCTAATTATACTGTACCAGCAAATGCAGACTGTATTGCCTACTGCTTCGCCGCAGTAGCGGGGTATAGCGCCTTTGGAAGTTACACAGGCAATGGTTCTGCTGATGGGCCGTTTGTTTACCTTGGGTTTAGGCCGAGGTATGTGTTGATTAAGAACGCAACGGATACAGGCGGAAATGCATGGCTGGTATTTGACACGGCACGAGACACATATAACGTAACCAAGGGCTATCTGGCTCCCAATAACAGCAACGCAGAAAATACAGCATCGTCAATACTTGATATGACTTCTAATGGTTTTAAGTTGAGAGATTCTTTTGTTGCGTGGAATGGTTCAACCAACACCATAATCTACGCAGCCTTTGCCGAATTTCCTTTTAAAACGGCGCTTGCCCGCTGACCATGCCTAAAGCACTCAACCTTACAGGACAAAAATTTGGAATGCTGACCGTATTAGAACGGGCTGGCAAAACTCCTGCTGGGCAATATATGTATCTTTGCCTATGCGATTGTGGCAAAGAAAGCGTTGCCAGAACAGGGTGTTTGCGTGGTGGTCATACAAAGTCTTGCGGGTGCAAAGCAAAATACAAGGGCGTAAATAGCGGAAGATATAAACACGGATTGTCTGATAAAAGCCACCCAGACAATAAGCGTTATCAGCGTGAGTGTTATGACCGATTCAAATACGGGCTTGAGCCAGAACGCAAACAAGCAATACTAGACGCACAAAACGGTGGTTGCGCCATCTGCGGCTATAAGTTTGGGCAAAAAACGGGCGATATGAAAGTTGACCACAACCATTCAACGGGCGAGGTCAGAGGTTTATTATGCGATTTATGCAACCGAGGACTTGGTATGTTTAGGGACAATCAAGACAATCTGACCAAAGCAATATCTTATTTAGCGAGGTAACAAATGTTTCAACTCAATGGCAACCCAATCTCAATAGATTCTGAAGTCACCATTAACGGTATTCGTTACCCACACTTGCGTGACCAAGCCCTGCGTGAGCAACTAGGTATCGTAGAAGTAGCAGACGCACCTGTCTATGACCAAAGATTTTTTTGGTCGCCTGATAACCCCAAACTTCTAAATGACCGTGAAGAAGTAGACCAAGACGAAAACCCCATGTACGTCAAAGTCTTGGGTGAGGTCAACGGGCAGCCTGCGATGGTTGATTCTACGGAGCGTCTTGTTACCAAGGGTCTTAAGAGCCAATGGACTGCTCAGGTTAAGACCACGGCAGGTTCTATGCTTGCCCAGACTGACTGGATGGTAGTCCGCAAGGCAGAGCGCAATGTAGACATACCCGCAACGGTGGTCGCAAAGCGTGCGGCGATTGTGGCTGAGTGCGACAGGCTAGAGGCTGCGATTGCGGCTTGCACGACTGTTGAGGCTCTAATTGCGGTAGTTGGCAACCAAAACTGGAGTGAATAATGTCATCAGCAGATCAAGTCAAAGGACAACTTGATACCCATGAGGCAGTCTGCGCTGAACGTTATGCAGGCATTAACGCTAGGCTAAAGAGACTAGAACAGATTCTATTAGGAACTACTGGGTTTATTGTAGTTTTACTACTCAGTTTAGTTCTTAAAGTAGGTTAAGATGAGTAGAAAAGTCTCAGCTGCTATAACTAAAACTACTACTACTAAAGAAGTACTGTATACAGTTCCCGCTAATAATACTGGTTTTTGGCAACTGTTGTATGTGATTAGTACTGCTGGTACTGAAACACCTAAAGTTTACTGGTATGATAAATCTAAAAATTTAGAATATTTAATTCTTGCTGGTAAAAACTTAGGAGCTGGTGATTATCTTTTATTTACTGAAGCAGTAGTAGTTATTCAAGGCGGTGACGAAATTAGGATTGAACAGGCTGGTACTAATTCTGTTACCTACACAGTTACTATAGAACTTATTCAAGAGCAAGCAATTCAATTTCACGCATAGGAGAATAATATGCCAATGGTAGACGGAAAGAAATATCCTTACACTAAGAAGGGCAAGCAAGCAGCTGCTTCTGCTAAAATTAAAAAACTCAAAGAGGAAGGATATCCTCAAAAACAAGCAGTAGCTATTGGTCTAGTTATGACTGGAATGCCTAAGAAAAAGAAGAAGGCTAAGAAGTAATGCCTACAAAGTCTAAGGTTAATCAAGCAGGTGTTTACACTAAACCCACAATGCGTAAACGTCTGTTTGAAAAAATCAAGGCTGGTAGTAAAGGAGGAGACCCCGGAGAGTGGTCAGCAAGAAAAGCACAGCTACTAGCTAGAGAGTATAAGAAACAAGGCGGGGGTTATAAGTCTTGAAAAAAGATCCGCAGCAGTCCTTAAAAGACTGGACAGCACAGAAGTGGAGAACTTCAGATGGTACTCTTTCTAAAGGAAAGAAACGCTATCTACCTGATGCAGCATGGAAAGCGTTAAGCCCATCAGAAAAGGCAGCAACTAATAAAGCAAAGGCAAAAGGAAACAAGGCTGGTAAACAGTTTGTTAAACAACCTAAAAAAATTGCTAAGAAAACGGCGGGATACAGATGAAAGATTCAAGACTAACAAGAGCTGGCGTTGCTGGATATAATAAACCTAAACGCACTCCCAGCCATCCGACTAAGAGCCATGTAGTGGTAGCCAAGGAAGGTGATCAGGTTAAGACCATTCGATTTGGACAGCAAGGTGTCTCAGGGTCTCCCAAGAAGGCAGGAGAGTCCGAAGCCTACCGAAAGCGTAGAGAGTCTTTTAAGTCTAGGCACGCCCAGAACATCCAAAAAGGTAAGATGTCTGCTGCATATTGGGCAGATAAAGTTAAATGGTAGTTGACACGTACTAACTTCTATGGTATAATATTGTTATGACCTACTTACAATTAATAAATGATGTGTTAATTAGGCTTCGTGAAAACGAGGTTAGTACTGTTAGCCAGACTACTTACGCTAAAATGATTGGTAAGTTTATCAATGACATTAAGCGTGAGGTAGAAGACTCCTATGACTGGAACTCTCTGACGGATACCCTTACTGCCACTACTTCTTCAAGCCTATTTAACTATGTCTTAACTGGCTCTGGGGTCCGCTTCAGGGTTTTAAATGTTCTAAATGACACCAGTGATTGGTTCTTAGAGAACCCTACTGGGTCTTGGATGACTGATCGTTTTCTCTTTGGAACGCCTGAGAGCGGGTCTCCAAAGTATTATAGCTTTAACGGAGTAGACGCTAACGGAGATACTCAGGTAGATTTATACCCTATTCCAAACGGCGCATACAATATTCGTTTTAATATTATTAAGCCGCAGGCTGCTTTGTCCTCAGCATCGGATGTCATTAAGGTTCCTAGTGAGCCTGTCCTCTTTGGTGCTTATGCTAAAGCATTGGCTGAGCGTGGAGAAGACATGGGGCAAAACAGTTCAGAAGCTTACGCTTTATATCGTAAGTCTCTAGCAGACCATATTGCTATTGAGGCTAGCAGGTATCCCAACGAAACTTTATGGAATTTAGTATAAGTGGCTAAACCGCTTAGTGCAGTATCAGTAGCAGCTCCCGGATTCTTTGGTCTTAATACTCAAGAGTCTGGAGTTACTCTACCGCCCAACTTTGCTTATGAAGCTACTAACTGTGTAGTGGATAAGTTTGGGCGTATTGGTGCTCGTAAAGGCTGGACTAAAGTTAATTCAGCTTTGAACACTGACTTAAGTACTAACAAGATTCAAACAATATACGAGATAGTAAAAGAAGATGGGAATGTGGTTATATCTGCTGGTAATAATTATTTATTTACTGGTAGAGGAACTCTTACAACTGCTGTAGTTCGTAACAGTACAGACAGTGCAAACTTATCATATACTATTACTGATAACCACTGGCAGATTTCTTCTATTCCTTACGACACTGGATTAAACTCATCTTCTCATGCATACTTAGTACAGGCAGGACACCCTGCTTTAATCTATCACGAGCTTGGCGCAACTGCTCATGCTCATACTGGTAGCTACGGGTTTCAAAGATTAGCAGATATTGGAACTTTACCTAGTGGTTTTAGTGCATCTACCTTTACTCCTAACTGCGCTCTTGGTGCATATGGACGGATGTGGTATGCTGATATTACTGGAGATAAACAAACTGTTTACTTCAGTGATCTACTAAATGGTGATAACTTATCTACTGGTTCTTCTGGCAGTTTAAACATTGCTTCAGTTGTGCCAAACAATGACCCTATTGTAGCACTAGCATCACATAACAATTTTTTAATTATCTTTTGTAAGCGTAACATTTTAGTTTACTCAGGTGCAGATGACCCTGCTACACTAAGCTTAGCAGATACAATTAAAGGTATCGGTTGTGTAGCTCGTGACTCAGTTCAGAATACTGGTACAGATATTGTGTTCTTGTCGGACACTGGTGTGCGTAGTTTGCTTCGTGTCATTCAGGAAAAATCTTTGCCATTTAGAGACTTGTCTAAGAATGTTCGTGATGATTTAATGTCATATGTAAACACTGAAACACCTAAGTTAATTAAAAGTGCTTACTCACCAAACGATGCATTCTATGTTCTGTCTTTACCCACTAGCGGGTTATCATATGTGTTTGATATGCGTACTGCTTTAGAAGACGGATCAGCACGAGTAACTACATGGACAAACATTAGTCCTACTGCTTTATGTGTTACTGAAGCAAGAGAACTATTAATTGGTAAAGCTGGGTATATTGGTAAGTACGGTGGGTATGCTGATGATACTGCTAGCTATCGTATGATTTATCACACAAGTTTCTTTGACTTTGGTGAATCTACTGTAGTTAAAATTTTAAAGAAGATTAATGTTATTGTATTTGGTGGAGCAGCTCAGAACTTTATTGTTAAGTGGGGCTATGATTATGGCGGTTTGAATTATAATTCAACTCTATCGTTATTAAATGCTACTGTTGCTCAGTATGGTATTGCTGAGTACAACACCACTGCAGAGTATGCTGGTTCAGAAAACATTAATCAATTACATACCTCTGGTATGGGATATGGTAAAGTATTACAGGTTGGTTTTGAGGTTGAGATTTTAGACAGTGCAATGTCTATTCAAAAGTTTGATGTCTTTGTTAAAGGTGGAAGGACTATCTAATGAGTAATTACACAAAAGCTACGGACTTTGCAGCCAAGGATTCGTTGGCTTCTGGTAATCCTGCAAAGATTGTTAAGGGCACAGAGATTAACACTGAGTTTGCTAACATTGAGGTTGCTGTCAATAGCAAACTTGATGGTACTTTCTCTGCATTAAATACTTTGATGTCTGGAAATACTCTAACTAATGGGACTATCAGTGGCGGTACATATTGATCCTGATGATAAAAAGGTTCCTGTCTGTGTTAGAGATGAATATATTATTTACATAGAAAGAGTTGGACTAGCAAACTGGATGCACGCTGATGTTATAAAATGGACACCAGCAATCTTTAAAAAGTTTGATAAAGATTTAGATACTATCTTTGAAATGCATGGCGGTCCAATGTTCATTATGATTAATAAAGAAAATAAAAAGTTACAGAAGTTTGGAAAGATGTTTAGCTTCTGGCCCTATAAAGAAGTACAGTGTTATGATGGTATTACAAGACTTGCATTCAGGAGAGCATAATGGGTGATATAATTAATGCAGTATCGGACGTATTTGGATTTGGTCCAGCGTCTAAAGCTGCGGACGCACAAACAGAAGCTGCAGGAATTGCAGCAGCAGGTTCTGAAGCCGCTGCTCGTATTGCTGCAGATGCTGCAAAGTTTAGACCATATAATGTTCGTACAGCATTAGGTGGTGTAACCTTTGGAGATCAAACTCTTGGGATTGATTATGACCCAGCTTTAGCTGCATATAGGTCTGCTTTATTTAGACAAGCTGGAGCTGTTCTTCCACAAGATATTGCTGCAGCAGAAGAGTCAGAATATCAGAAGCTTAGAACAGCAGCTGCACCGGGAGTCCAACAGCAATACTCTCAGCTTGGTACAAGTCTTTTCCGTACTGGTAGACAAGGGTTAGATATTTATGGGTCTAATCCAGAGTTACGTGCATTTCAACAGGCGCAGATTGATAAAGAAACTCAGTTACGGGAGCAAGCTAAGGCTAACGTAGCAGGACGAATAGCGCAATCTACTGGTTTGTTTACTTCGGGTGTTGGTGTTGAGCAGGCAATGCTACAGCCTCTTGAGATTGGCGCACAGCTTGGTGGAAGATCTGCAGCTGCAGGAGCGACTGCTGGTGGTTTCTTACTTAAAGGTGGTATGGAGGCTGCATCAGCTCAAGCAGCGGGTGCTCGTCAGGCTGGTTTAATTGCAGCACAATCCCAACAAAACTTGTTTGGTGCGCTGCCTACTTATAAAGATGTTCAAGCACAGGGCGGTTTTGGTTCTTACTTTGGTAACTTGTTTGGTCCTCCAGCTGGTTCAATAAGCAGTACTTATGGTCCAATAGGTGGAACAACAGATAATCCGTGGTACGGTTAAGGGGCATTTATGGCTAACGGTCAATCATTATTAGGTACAATGTTTCAGACACCTGCAGAGGTTGAAAGACAACGGCAGCAACGTCTATTTGAACAAGCTCGTCAGTCAGCTGCTCTAACACCTGAGCAACAAGGTGCGTTTATTGCTGCTCGTTCTGGTCAAATGACTGGACGTTTACTGAGCGATGTTGCTGGCTTTGAAGATCCAGAGTTAAAGAAAGCTCGTGAGCTACAAGGCATTGTAAACGAAGTAAAAAATAGTTTATCTGCTGCAGACCAGCAAGACCCAGCGAAGGTGTACTCAGCACTAGCAAAGCGTGCAGGAGAACTTGGATACACACGAGAGTCTATGATGCTAGCTGATGAGGCTACTCGTAGGTCCAGAGAGTCTGAAGAGTTTGGAATGAGGAAACAAGAGTTTGATCTTAAAAAGCAAAAGATTGAACAGGGCGAATTAACTAATATGATCACCAAAAAAGGTGACGCTGTTATTCAAAAAGGTGGTCAACTCTACGTTCAAAAAGTTGATGATGAAGGTAAGGTAAGTTTAGAGCCTTATAAGAAGAGTACTCATGGTGCTTTTG